GTCCCGGAAGCGTTCCGGCGTTAAATGAACGATGGACTTTGAGACCAGTTCCTCTTCCCAAAAAAAATCCCTGATCGGTGTTCTGACCAGGGATCCACGGAGGAACATCTTAATCCAGAAGTACCATGAATTCATCTGGAAAATATTTTCTAAACCAGTCCAGGCCTGCTCGGACGCGTTCGTAGTCTTCGAGTCGCTCTGCACCTAGCACCACATCGTATACTGCCACTGCATCGGGTGGGAGTTCTGCCCCACTCCCTGAATAAGGATTAGTGACGACCTCATTATGAGATCCAATTTGGATCCCCTCGAAGAGTTTTGGAAAAGGTCTATCTTCATTAAATGTATTTTTAATTGTTTTCATTGTTATTCCCCTCATATGATGCAGGATGTATAAGCCCCGCATCGATTAAGTTAACAGCCATGCGACCGAATGATCCCTGCAATTGCCATGCAAGGCCTGTATCCACGAGGTGTTGCCATGCATCTAGAGTTTCAGTTTCCGATGCATCCTGCAGTCCCTCGCAAATTGAAACTGCTGTAAAATTATCCATGATTATTTCCCCTCTGGTTGTGAGTTAATGATTCGAGCAGGGATCACAAACTTGGTGTTACAAGAATCGCAACACACTGCAGTGTCATGATTCAAGATAGGCCAAGGATTATTTCCCCATTCAGTGAAAGGGTTACCGCAAATATCACAAAGCTTTGGTTTATCGTTATCCATTATTTTTCCTCCAAAGTTTTTAAGTAATGATCGGCGTTCGATGCATCAATGTCGATCTCAAAGTTATTAATATCGTATTCTCTTAATACGTCACCGATTGATCCTCTTGCAAGATCCTCATTAAAATATAAGATCTCATTCTCAATCGTTTCATCAATTCGCGATTCAACATAGTCATCCAATTCCTCGGTTGCCACATCGAGTTCAATGGTTACAATGTAACGGCGCTTGATCTTGGTTGTAGTGTAGTCATTCATAATGTTTAAAGGGGGCTTGCGCCCCCAGTCCTCGATTAGATGTATCTTGTTACGCGTTTAAGAAAGTCAGCCTTTGCATTTTCAAAGGCTTCGGGCTCTGAAGTGTCTCTCCACAAGTGGTAGTTACCATGCGTAGTACTAACTAGATTATCATCGTAGAAGATCCAGGTTACATACTCTTCCTTCCAAGTTGCCAATACCACGCCGACCTCTTGACCTCGGAATACCATTAGAGCATCTGCTCCGTTAGGTAAACCTTGTAGTACTTTTCTTTTTGTAATTGTTTCCATGTCTATCTCCGTGTTGTTAAAAATGTATTACGCTTTAACTATGGAGTAACTTTACATATATGTCAATACCTCCGAATCCCTTGCTAGACGCGGGGTTTGGAGCGTCGCGATCCCCCAGATCCGATCGGATCTAGATCTGGATCTGGATCTGGATCGAACCCCACCCCAGTGGCACCCCCAAAAATTTTGTAATAAGGAAATAATTTATATATACATATTAATTTGTATAAATGACCAGAACAAAACTCGAAGTTTGACCCCCCACCCCCCTTATATGTAAAGTACCCCCGGTATCAAAAGAAAAGCCATTTGAAAAAAATATTTCGCAAAAAAATTTGAAACTTTCTTGTAAAAACAAATGAGAATGATTATCACTACCACAGGGCCTTAAAAAACTAATTAAAATACGCCTATGAATTTATTTGAACTCTTAATTATCGCTAGTCTTCTGGCAATACACTGCATAAACCTTGTTTCTTAAATAAGATTCGGTTATACTTTGTCGCAAAAGCTGCATAAATTTTAATCAACTGTGGATCAGCGACACGTGAGCAAACTAAAAATACCTAAATTATCGCCAAGCGAAGAGTCTGACTTATTTGAGGCTGCGGTTATCATGCCTGCTATCGAAGAAGACGTGCCTATTCCTAGGTCTCAAAAAGAAGCTGTCCCCGAGACAACGTTAGAGAAAGAAATAGAAGTCCGAAGCAACACAATTAAAACAATCGCTGACTTAAATAATGACGATATTTCCCCCAGTCGGGAACACCAAGAACAAGCGGGCGTCCTTGCACGCGAAGTCATGACAAACAAAAAGCTCAAACCTGAATTTGGCACCTATCCTAATGAAACCATGGCGTTTTTAGCAGGCTTAGTTGCTCAAACTAACTGTGTCCTAGTCGAAGAACTTGCAGAATACAAAAATTATATAATTAATAATGCTGTTCGAGCGCACGAAGCAGCCGACTCTGTCAAAGATAAGCTATCAGCCCTACGCTTAATTGGTGAAATTGACGGCGTTGATGCATTTAAGAAGAAAACAGAGATTACTCACGTAACAAAATCTGGTAAAGAGCTAGAAGAAGAGCTATTAAAAACAATTGAAGAGCTAAAAGGCAAGGTCATTGAGGGAGAACACGAGATTCTCGAAGAGGAAGACGATGATTAGCGCTAAAGATCTGAGCCTACTCGAGCAGGCGTTACCACACATGTCTGAAACTGAGCGCCGACGCAACTTAGACCTATTAACTAAGTACAAAGCAGAGCTTGTTAAGGAAGCAGGAGGTAAAACTTTTCTTGAATTTATTAAACATGTCTATCCTGACTATAAAGTAGGGGCACACCATGCGAAATTGGCTAAATTATTTGAAGAAATTGCAGAAGGCAAAAGAAAAAGAGTTATTGTTAATATTGCTCCGCGACACGGGAAGTCGGAACTTATCTCTTACCTCGCTCCTGCTTGGTTTTTGGGTAAACACCCAGCAAAAAAAGTTATTATGGCTTCACACACTGCTGATTTGGCTGTTAATTTTGGTCGACGTGTTAGAAACTTGGTGGGCTCCGACGCGTACAAAGATATTTTCCCTAAAGTTGAGCTGCAAGCCGATAGTAAATCTGCTTCTCGCTGGGGTACAAACTATAATGGGGAATACTTTGCTATTGGTGTCGGTGGCGCTCTCGCCGGTCGTGGTGCTGACTTGTTTATTATTGATGACCCCCATTCAGAGCAAGATGCCAAACTTGGAAAAGCAGACGTGTTTCTACCAGCTTGGGAGTGGTTCCAATCTGGTCCTTTACAACGACTTATGCCGGGCGGAGCGATTATAGTTGTGATGACTCGGTGGTCTAAACTTGATTTAACTGGTCAAATTGTTAATCAAATGGTAAAAAATGAAGACGTAGATGACTGGGAAGTTGTTGAATTTCCAGCGATTTTAGAGAAAAATGGAGAAGAAGTATCATTATGGCCTGAGTTTTGGGATATAAAAGAATTACAATCTCGACGCGCAGCGATTGACATACGCTACTGGAATGCTCAGTATATGCAAAACCCTGTATCCGAGGAAGGCGCTTTAATAAAAAGAGAATGGTGGAATATATGGGAAGAAGAGAATCCACCTACTTGTGAGTTTATTATAATGACGTTAGACGCTGCTCAGGAAGCCAATAATCGCGCAGACTACAATGCATTAACTACGTGGGGCGTATTTCTTAACGAAGAAACAGATAATTATAATATAATACTACTTAATGCAATAAAACGCAGATTAGAATTCCCAGAGTTAAAGCAACTTTGCATAGAAGAATATAAAGATTGGGAACCCGATGCATTTATTGTAGAGAAAAAATCTAATGGGGCTGCACTTTATCAAGAGTTTAGAAGGATGGGTATACCCGTAGGAGAATTTACACCTGGTAAAGGACAAGATAAAATTAGTCGAGTCAATGCAGTATCTGATTTATTCAGTTCGGGAATTGTATGGGCACCAGACCATAGATGGGCACGTGAAGTTATTGAAGAATGTAATGACTTTCCATCAGGTGCAAATGACGACTTAGTTGACGCAACCACACTAGCATTAATTAGATTTAGACAAGGCGGATTCATTAGATTACCTTCTGATGAAGAAGATGATATTCAATATTTTAAAAGTTCAGGACAAAAAAGACTGTACGCATTATAGGAAAACATTATGGCACAAGATAATAATATAGATAAAGGACTGTATGCTGCTCCGGTTGGAATGGAAGAGTTAGCTAGTATGGAGCCTGATTTAGAAATTGAAATAGAAGACCCAGAAGAAGTCACTATTCGAGCTGGTGGTATGGAAATTGAAATTGACCCAGACCGTATGGAAGATGATGAATTCAATGCTAACTTAGCTGAAGAGATGGATGAGTCCCTCCTTGAAAATTTAGCAAGTGAATTAATAGAGGATTATGAAGGCGACTTAAGTTCTCGTAAAGATTGGTTAGATACTTATGTTGATGGTCTAGAATTATTAGGTCTTAAATTAGAAGACAGATCTGAACCGTGGGAAGGTGCGTGCAATGTATACCATCCATTAATGACAGAAGCTCTTGTCAAATTCCAAGCAGAGACAATGACTGAAACTTTCCCAGCATCCGGTCCTGTTAAAACTAAAATTATCGGTAAAGAAACAAAAGAAAATCAAGAAGCGTCTGCTCGTGTACAAGAAAATATGAACTATCAACTTACTGAACGTATGGTTGAGTATAGACCTGAACATGAAAGAATGTTATGGGGTTTAGGTTTAGCAGGTAATGCATTTAAGAAAGTTTATTATGATCCAAGTTTAGAGCGACAAATCTCTATGTACGTTCCAGCTGAAGACATCGTAGTGCCATACGGTGCTTCAGACTTGGAATCCGCAGAGCGTGTCACTCATGTTATGCGTAAGACACAAAACGAATTACGCAAACTACAAGTCGCAGGGTTTTATAAAGATATTGATTTAGGCGAACCTACTTATGACTTAGATGAAGTTGAGAAAAAAATTGCAGAGAAGATGGGATTCAGCGCAACAACAGATAGTCGTTGGAAACTATTAGAAATGCATGTTGACCTTGATTTAGAAGGATATGAAGATGAAGATGATGGTAAACCTACAGGTATTGCATTACCTTATGTAGTTACTATTGAAAAATCTACATCAACTATTTTATCTATTAGACGTAACTGGAACCCCGATGATGACACCAAACAAAAACGTCAACACTTTGTGCATTATGGTTATGTGCCAGGATTTGGTTTTTATTGTTTTGGTTTGATTCATTTGATTGGTGCATTTGCAAAATCAGGCACCATGATATTAAGGCAGCTAGTTGACGCAGGGACATTATCTAATCTTCCAGGCGGATTTAAAACTCGAGGTTTAAGAATTAAAGGTGATGATACACCAATTTCACCGGCAGAGTTTAGAGATGTTGATGTGCCATCAGGAACAATTAGGGATAACATTTTACCCTTACCTTATAAAGAGCCTTCACAAGTTCTTAATTCACTAATGAATCAGATTATTGAAGAAGGTAGACGCTTCGCTTCAGCAGCTGATTTAAAAGTTTCCGACATGTCTGCCCAAGCACCCGTCGGTACAACACTGGCTATCTTAGAGCGCACATTAAAAGTTATGTCTGCAGTACAAAGTCGCATTCACTATGCAATGAAGCAAGAATTTAAATTGCTTAAAAACATTATAAAAGACTATACGCCTGCAGACTATTCATATGACCCAGCAACTGGATCAAGAGATGCTAAACAATCTGACTATGATATGGTTGAAGTTATTCCTGTATCTGATCCTAATGCTGCAACTATGTCACAAAAGGTTGTTCAATATCAAGCAGTTATGCAATTAGCTCAAGCTAATCCAGATATTTATGATTTACCAGAACTTAATCGACAAATGTTAGATGTATTAGGAATTAAGAACGCAGAAAAACTTATACCTAATAAAGATGAAGCTAAACCTGTAGATCCTGTATCTGAAAATATGAATATTATTAATGGTAAACCTGTTAAAGCATTTATATATCAAGATCACAAAGCACATATTACAGCACACATGGCTTTTGCTGATGACCCTAAAATTAGACAGTTAGTAGGTCAAAGCTCAAAAGCAGGAATTATTCAAGCAGCTATGGAAGCACATATTGCTGAACATATAGCATTTGAATATAGAAAACAGCTAGAAGAACAATTAGGAGCAGAGTTACCTAATCCACAAGAAGTTCTACCAGAAGATGTTGAAGTAGATTTATCTAGGCTTGTTGCTCAGGCATCAGAAAAATTATTACAAAAAGGTGTTGCAGAAGCTAAACAACAACAAATTCAACAACAAGAGGAAGATCCAATACTTCAAATGCAAAGAAAAGAACTTGAGATTAAACAACTTGAAGCTCAAGCTAAAGCACAAAAAATGCAAGCTGATACACAACTAGAACAAGCTAGACTTGAACTTGATAGACTTAGACTTGAGTCTGATGAAAGAATAGCTGGAGCTAAGATTGGCGCAAATGCAATAATGGATAATAGAAAAGTAACATCACAAGAATTAATTGCCGGTACAAAAATTGGCATTGATGCAGTAGAAAATGAAAAAACTCGACAATTGTCGCAAACAAAAAGAAAGGAATCTGAATGACATTAGATGAACTTAGAATCGTCGCAAATAAAATCTCAGAAGAACGAGCAATATTTGTTGAAGACTTGGCAATGGGCAGAGCCGAAGAACATGCACAATACATGCACGCATGTGGCATTATCAGAGGCTTTGATATAGTACAAGGTATGATTGCCGACCTTGCAAAAAACATAGAAAGGGACGACGATGAGTGAAATCGCAACACTTAAAAAAGATATTGTTACGCTTGATGGCAAACCAATTAGCAGTAAAAAGGAGGAAGCTCCTGCAGAAGAACAAAAACCCACTCAATTACCAGAAATCAAAGGGTACCGTATATTATGTGCAGTACCTCAAGTTGATGATAAGTATGACAGTGGCTTAATCAAAGCAGAAAAAATTCGTAACATAGAAGAACATTCAACTGTTGTTTTATTTGTTATGAAAATGGGAGATATGGCTTATGCAGATAAGGACAGATTCCCAACAGGGCCTTGGTGTAAAGAAGGAGACTTCGTAATCACTAGAGCATATTCTGGAACTCGTATCAAAATACATGGTAGAGAGTTTCGCATTATAAACGATGATACCGTAGAAGCAGTGGTCGATGACCCACGTGGATACGAACGCGCATAAGGAGATTAGAGATGGCAGAAATAATTAACGAGATTCCTGGTGAGCTTAAGGACGATGACGAAAGTCAAGAAATAGAGCTTAAGGAAGACAAAGAAGATTATGAAGCGGCGGCGAAAGCTAAAGCAGAAGAGTCTAAAAAAGAAACCAAAGCTGAACCTGAATTTGAAATTGAAGAGGAAGACGACACTCCTGCTCAAGATCGAAACAGGAACCCACTACCCGATAACATTAAACAAGAGTTAGACGAAGATGATTTATCTGAATATTCAGATAGAGTTAAACAACGTATGGCTCAACTAAAAAAAGCTTGGCATGATGAAAGGCGTGCTAAAGAATCTTTAGATAGAGAACGCGAAGAAGCTATTCGATATGCTCAAAGTATTATTGATGAGAATAAAAAGCTAAAAACTACTTTATCTACAGGCGAAGCAGACTATTTAAAAACCCTAAAAGAAAAATTTGAAGTTGATTTAGCTATAGCTAAAAGAGAATATAAAGATGCATATGACTCTGGCGATAGTGAAAAAATGGTTGAAGCACAAGCTAAATTAGCTGAAGCTCAATATAAATTAGGGCAAGCTTCTGGAATGAAACCACAATATACTTTACAAGAAGGTCAAAATAGTGTATCTTCAGAGCAAGCAAGATTATTACAACCAAAAGCACCTATGCCTGATGCTAAAGCTCTTGCCTGGCAAGAGAAAAACGCATGGTTTGGTAAAGATCAAGAAATGACATCTTTAGCTTTAGGGTTGCATGAAAAGCTGGTTAGTAATGGGGTTGACCCATCATCTGACCAATACTATCGTCGTATAGATGAAACGATGCATAAACGATTCCCTGAATATTTTGGGGACACTGAATCGTTGGCAGAACAGCCTGCACAACGCAAACCTTCGACTGTTGTTGCTCCAGCAACGAGGTCAACTGGTCCTAAAAAGATTAGGTTGACTAAAACACAGTTAGCTTTAGCAAAGAAATTCAAGCTAACCCCTGAGCAATATGCACGCGAATTAATTAAAACGGAGAACGCAAATGGATAACCGCAAAGATAGAAATGTAGAAGTACGTGAAGAAACTGAATTACGAACTAAACAATGGACTCCACCGTCCTTGCTACCAGAAATCACAAAGAAACCTGGATGGGCATATAGATGGATTAGAGTTTCATTAGCTAACCAAGCGGATAATTTAAATGTGTCTTCTAAAATGCGTGAAGGCTGGGAACCTGTGAAACATTCAGAACACCCAGAAGTAAATATACCGATGGACCCTAATTCAAGATTTAAAGACTGTATTGAAATTGGTGGTCTATTACTATGTAAAGCTCCACAAGAAATGGTTGACCAGAGAAATGCGTATTACCAGGACAAAGCAAGATCGCAAGAAGAAGCTGTTGATAACAGCTTAATGAAGCAAAATGATCCTAGAATGCCTATGTTTTCTGATAAAAAATCAACTACTTCTTTTGGAAAAGGTTAAAATATTCTTTAAGGAGAAATTATTATGGCAAGCACAGCCGCACCTTACGGTTTAAAACCCGTAAATTTGGTAGGTGGACAGCCCTATGCTGGTTCTACCCGCCTAATTAAAATTGCGTCTGGGTATGCGTCGAACATCTATAACGGCTCAGTAGTATCAG